TCCCCGGCTTTTTTGACCGCGACCCGCAGGCCGAACTGGCCCTGCGGGTACGGCATCCGGCTGGCCTGCGCTGGCAGATTGACTGCGCCGACACCCTGACTCTGTCGCCCGATGGTCTACCCGAGACCGTGATCGAGTTGCGCCCAATCACCCTCGGCGCGCTGATCACCCAACTGCAAGCCCTCGGTTTTGAAGTCCCCTACAGCAACGCCGATCTGGCGGCCCGCCAGGCCAGCATTCTGCTACCAGGCAGTGGCAACCAGGACAGCAGCAACGGCGATCACCTGTACGGCTTCCGGTCGATCCTGTGGGCGCACCTGAAAGCCCTCGACCTGGAACTGGGCACCGCCGATCTGGCGCTGGCCGCGATGCTGCGACAACTGGTATTGCCCAACGCCAAGGAATCCTGGGCAGACTACTGGGGCTTGCACTTCGGCATTGTCCGGCTGGCCGGCGAAACCGACACCGATTACACCCAGCGGATCATCGATGAATTCTATCGCGCACGGAACAACCCGCTGGCGATGCGCAACAACGTCAAGCGCTACACCGGCGCGGACATTGAACTGTTTGAACCCTGGACACGGATGTGGACACTCAGCCAGTCCACCTTGTCCGGCGGCGACGATCACCTGCCCAGCGGCGACTTCTACGCCTATCACTGGCTGCAACCGATAGCCCGGCAACTCGGAATCGACTGGCCTGCCGTCCTGGCTGTCCTGAACGCCGACCGGCCCGCCGGAACCCTGCTGGTTGATCCTGCGTATTGGTTGCCGACTTTCTGGATCGATGGCGGCAATGGCGACCGCGCCATTGACAGCGCCGCCGATCACACCCGCACCCACCGCGCCTGGATCATGGACTGCGGCGTCCTGGACGATAACTTGTGGTTGTCGGCCCATTGCATTAAGCGCAACTACCAGGCCAGTATTTTTGAGTGGTACACCCGCTGGATTTTAGCGTTTTACGAGCCGCGCCCCTGGATCGGCGAGTGGGATGATGCTTATTGGACTGATATACAGCCCATCGCTCTCCCCCCTATTAACGGACGGCGGACGTTTTGTCTCGGCGAAATCATCCTCAGTGAAGCGCCGCCGATAGGCGACCGACAAGCCCGTTTCCCTGGCCGGGTCTGGATTGAAATTGGCGACCCACTGCGCCTGAGTGAGAACGGGCTGTCCGATTACCAGAACGGCGGGCACTGGCAGGCGATAGACGAATGGCGGTGGGACGATCACGCCAGTCACCTGAGCGAATGGTTGCCCACCGGCATCCACAACGCGCAACACGCCTTGCTGGCGGCCTGGTTTCAGGCTGACCGCCCCTGGCCCCGCCTGTCCGCCGATCAACGCGATCCGATCTGGCGAACCCATAGCCGGCGCGATCTGTGGATTGGCGACATTTACCTGAATTCGCAACGAACCTGGCATGACGGCGGCTGGGATCATACCGCTTGGTCAACCACGCCGCCGCCGATGTTCGTCTACGTCGCGCTGCCCCGCCATAACGACGCCACGCTGCTGTACCTGAGTAGCGATCCACTTTCCAACCCAGACCGCCTGCTGTTGCCTGAATTCTGGCACCTGCAAAGCGGCGATCTGGACACGCTACTGACCCCCGAAATTTCCGGCCAGTACAGCAACACCCCGCTGCCGCCCGGCACCGAGTGGCCGGATTTGTCAGACGCATGGCCGGCTAATCAGTCGTGACAGTACGCTGACCCCATAAACAGCCCCTCACGGACAACCCCAGCACATGGCAATTTTAACCACGTCAGGCCGAGTCGCCTTAGCGATGTCGGTCGCCAACGAAGCGATCCACCTGGCCTGGGGTAGCGGCAATCCCGCATGGGATGATATCCCGGTCGCTGAATCTATCAGCGAGACCGCGCTGGTTGCGGAAGTCGGGCGACGGATTGCCACCAGCGTCCGCTACTGCACCCCCGACGTTGCCGGCGAAATCATCGTCCCGAATGGCCGGTTTGCCGAAAGCGCGACCCCCACCAATCACTTGTTCTTGCGTTTCAACTTCGATTTCTCCGATGCCCCGCTGGCAACGATCCGCGAGATCGGAATCTTTATCGGCACCACCCTGGTCGCCGACTTACCGCCCGGTCAACTGTACTTTTTGCCCGCCCACCTGCTCACGCCCGGCACCCTGCTGGCCCTGGAGCGCATCCCGAAAATCACGCGCTCGGCAGCCATCCGCCAGAGCTTTGAGTTCGTCCTGACGATCTAGGAATCCCCGCAATGCCGACCATGCCTGAAGGCTATTACAACCGCTTTGACCCGACCAAGAACTACGACGCGCATTTATTCCGCGCCGGCTACGTCCTGCAAAGCGCCGAACTGAACGAAGTCCAAGATCAACTGGCCGGGCGCGTCCAGCGCATGGGTGACGCGCTATTCAAAGACGGCGCGATCATCCGCGACGCCAAGTTGATCATCGACAGCGAAACCGGCGACGCCACCGGCGAATCCGGCGCGGTCTACTTGAAAGGCCAAGTGCGCGGCGTGCCCTCGCGCACCTTCACCGTGCCCACCACCGGAACCGTCGCAGTCGGGATTTACCTGATTGAGACCGTGGTCTCGGAACTGGAAGACCCGGCGCTGCGCGATCCCGCAATCGGCGTGCGCAACTACCAGGAACCGGGCGCAAGCCGCCTGCAAGCGATCCCGCAATGGGGCTATTCTGGCGACGCGCAGACCGGCGAGTTTTATCCGATTTATCAGGTTGAAGACGGGATACTGATCCCCAACCTACCGCCGCCGTCCGGCAATGCCGTCTCGCTGGCAATCAGCAACTACGACCGGCAATCCGCCGGCGGTTACTATGTCGTTTCCGGCATGAATGTCAGCCAACTGCCCGACAACGGCGAAATTCAGGTCTATTCGATTCAGGAAGGCACGGCCCGCGTCAACGGCGTCGAAGTCGAACTGCCCAACGCCCTGCGCAACGAATATCCGGTCGTTGTCCCGACTCAGACCATTACCTCCGAACCGCACCTGGCAACCACCAGCCCGCAGCGCGTCAACCTGAGTCATAGCCCGGTTGAAAGCATTACCTCGGTCACGATTACCGCCGAAAAGACCGTCACCCTGACCCATGGCGCGTATACCGGCGTCCTGGACGCCCTGCCCGACACTGCGATCCTGAGCATTATCGACGTCCATCAGGGCGGAACGACCTATGCGGAAGGATCGGATTACCGGCTGACTACCGACAAAGTGGACTGGTCGCTGGGCGGCGCGGAAGTGGCTCCTGGCTCCAGCTACAGCGTGACCTACCGCTACCAAACGACCGTCACCCCCAGCGCCGTCGATAGCACCGGCTGCACGGTGACCGGCGCGGTGACCGGGACGCTGATCCAGGTGACCTACCTCTTCAACCCGCCCCGGATTGACCGGCTGTGTCTGGACATGCAAGGGCGCGCGGTCTGGATTCAGGGCGTGCCCCACTTGTACGCGCCGGCCATGCCGGCGACTCCCAGCGGCGTCCTGCCCCTGGCAACGGTTTACCAGACCTGGACAGCGGATCGCACCATCGAATCCGTCGCCACCCGCGTCGTGACCATGTCCGCACTGGAACGAATGCAGACTCAGATCAGCGACCTGTACAGCCTGGTGGCCGATCAGCGCCTGCTGAACAACGCCCTGGCGACCGATCCAACCGCCAAACGCGGCGTGTTTGTTGACCCCTTCATTGATCAGGACATGCGCGACAGCGGCGTCACCCAGACCGCCGCGATTGTCGATCAGGAACTGACCCTGGGAATTACCGAGCATGTGGTCGCGGTCTCGCTCAACACCCTCAGTACGCCAATCCCGGAATGGGTGGGTTTGCCCCGCATGGCATCGCTACCGGTCACCCTGACCGTCGGCACGCCCGCCTACCTGATCACGCAGACCCTGCGCACCGACAGTATGGCGATCAATCCGTACATGGCGTTTTCACCTTTGCCCGCCGGCGCAATGCTGACCCCCGCCGTGGATTTCTGGACAGAGGAAACCACGACCTGGAAGCCGGACAGCACCGCGCTGGTAGTCTCGGGCAACCTGACCGCAGAAGAAGCGACGCGAGGCGCATGGTGGATTAACTGGTACACGAATGGCGGATTCCGCAACTGGTCAGCCGCGCCTGATTTGTCCTGGTGGATTTTGGTTCATACCGGCCAAACCATCGTTCCCAAAGTTGAAGCCGCCACGATCCGCACTGCCGTCTCCACCGCTGCGCCCAACCTTCGGCAAATCTCGGTCGCGTTCACCTTGACCGGCTTCGGCCCTGGCGAACTCCTCAACACCGTTAAGTTTGATGGCGTCTCCGTCGCCTTCACCGCATAAGAGAGCCAACCATGTCACTGACTGCCAATCCTCAAGGCCAGGTTACTGGCCGTTTCACGATCCCGGCCAACGTCCCGGTTGGGTCAAAGCGCGTCGAATTCCTCGGCGCGGCCAGCAACGCCAGCGCGACCTTTGTCGGGCGCGGCGTCCTGACTGCGGTTGAGTTGCAGCGCGCCACCACCACCGTCGTCAGCGGCCTGAATCACTGGTGGGGCGACCCGCTGGCTCAGACCTTCACCCTCGACGCCCCGCGCATGTGCAGCGGTGTCGATCTATGGTTTGCGACCCTCGGCACCAGCCGCATCCTGGTGCAACTGCGGGAATGCCAAGTTGGATTCCCGACTCAGAACGTGCTGGCCGAGGCGATTGTCGCGCCCAGCGCCGCCAACACGACCGCACACACCCGGTTTGAGTGGCCGGCGGTACGGCTTGACGCCAATACCGAGTACGCCATCGTCGCGGCCTGCGATGACGCCACATCGGCGTTGCGCGTCGCCACCCTGGGCAAGTTTGACTCGGTCGCCCAGCGCTGGGTGACCAGCCAGCCCTATGTCGTCGGCGCGCTACTGTCCTCCAGCAACGCCCGCACCTGGACAGCCCATCAGGATAAAGACCTGACCTTCCGGCTACTGGAACCGACCTACAGCGCCACCACGCGCACCATCGTCATGAACTCGGTCGCAGTCACCGCCGCCGATTACATCATGGTGATGGCTGCCGCTGAACGGCCCAGCGAAAACTGCAACGTCCTGTTTGAGATCACCGTCGGTAGCGACGTCTACGTGATCCCCGAAGGTCGGTCGCTGCTGTTGCCGTCGCCCTACACCGGCACCATCACCTGGAAAACCCTGCTGTCTGGCGAGGCGCATTTCAGCCCGCGCCTGCACGCCGACATGATCCTGTTGTGGAGTGCCGGCAACACGACCGGCACCTACGTCAGCCGGGCAATTCCCGCCGGCACGGGCAGCAAGATCACGGTCATCTATCACGCCCTCAAGCCCGGCGTCAGCACGGTCACGGCGGACGCACAGGACGGCGCAAGCTGGACGACCGTCCCGGTTACCGGCGGAACCCAACTCGGTGACGGCTGGGAAGAAGTCAAGCACGTCCTGACCGGCTTTAACGCCACCGAGACCCGTATCCGGCTGAACCTGTCCGGCACTGCGCAGACCCGCCCGCGAGTGCGGAACCTGCAAGTCACCATCGGCGCTGCGTAATCAGCCCTGGCCCCGCTTTAACCGGCGGGGCTGCTGCGGAACCTGAACCATGATTGACGACAAGACGGACAACCTGCTGCTGCCCCTGCCGCACGCTAACAACACGCTGCTGGAGGACGTCGCCCGGCTAC